GCTGGGTCGCCTATGTTCATCATCATTGATGAGGCGACAAGATCATCATAGATCTCTTCGCGTACTAACCTTCCTGCTAATAATCCATATTGCTTGTTGTTATCAACGCGCTTGTATTGTTGACCGAATATGACTACAGATTTTTCTGGTGGTAACTCTTTATTTTCAACAAATTGTTCTAATCCTCGTTGCTCAAAGGTGCGCGTGACTGCATCCTTCATATCCTGAGCATCTTGGCGCAGCTTCGCAGCCCTCTCAGGCTGAGCATCTTCTAAAGCCTCCGC